AACAGTGTGGACAAATAAAAATGGAGCCTCAGATTTAAATTCTTTCCTTAAAGATCCAGTGTTACAACAAGACGCAGTTCAAGATGTATATAATACAAACGTTAGTCAACTTAGGGCAAATGGAGTGGTCAAAGGAACAGAATCTGCAGACGATCTAGGTGGACTACTAAACGCATCAGTTTTATATGGTGTAGATAACACTGTCAAGTGGTCTAAAAATGAAGATCTCTCAACAGAAAAATCAAACGGTATTAAACAGTCAGTGAGAAATGGACAGTATGCTGTAGGTTTTGTAAATGAAAAGATTACACCTGATCTTAGTGGATTTGGTAGTCCAGGCGGATATGCAGGTACAACAGACAGAGCAGGCGTAGTAGAAGCAGGTAATGCACTGATTAGTAACAATAAGATACCAAAACCTAAATATTAAGTCGATAAATAATAACATGGCAACCTACTACGGATATTCTACAATTGATAATAGCAAAAAGTTTAGACTAGTTGACTACGAACTAGTTAAACGTGATGTGCTGAATAGCCTTATGATTAAACAAGGTGAAAAACTAGGTAATCCAGGTTATGGTACTAATGTGTGGGGCTTAATATTTGAACCTCAAACTGATTCAACCATGAAAGACTTAGAATATGAAATGCGTAGGACAGTAGAACAAGACCCTAGAGTTAAAGTAGATGACTTACAGGTATATCCACAACAAAATGGGGTATTAGTAGAACTTTTTGTCACAGTATTACCAACAACAGAACAGCAAAGATTAAGCTTGTTCTTCAATCAAGAAACACAAAACGCAAACTTAGTTTAATAATATACGCAGTTATCTAAAGTGATAAATACTTGATAACAACGAGATTACTATGGCTAAGACTACAAGACAAACAGCAATATTTGGAACAGAGGATTGGAAAAGACTGTATAAGACTTTCCGTGAAGCTGATTTTCAAAGTTACGACTTCGAAACGCTACGAAAAAGCTTCGTAGATTATCTAAGATTACATTACCCAGAAACATTCAATGACTATACTGAATCAAGTGAGTTTATAGCACTATTAGACCTGATGGCATTTATGGGTCAAGGGCTAGCATTTAGAAATGATTTAAATACCAGAGAAAACTTCATTGATACAGCAGAACGTAGAGATTCAGTTGTTAAATTAGGAAACTTAGTTGGGTATAGTTCAAAGCGTAATGAATCAGCAACTGGATTATTAAAAGTACTAGGAGTATCAACAACTGAGTCTGTAACAGATGTTAACGGATTCAATCTGTCTGGAATAAGAGTCAACTGGAACGATTCAACAAATCAATATTGGTATGAGCAAATGACTGCCGTGGTAAATGCAACATTAACGGACAGCCAACGTTTTGGTCGTCCTGCAAATAGCCAACTTATACTAGGTACCACAACAGACGAATATCAACTAAATGTAGTTGAAGGCTTTTTACCAGTTGTTCCTTTTGACGGAACAGTAGATGGCGTAAATATGTCGTTTGAAGTTTGCTCAGCTACAAGTGCTAATAAAAAATATATCTATGAACCTGCTCCTCAGCCAAATAGTCCTATGAGTATGTTATATAGAAATGATAAGTTAGGATTTGGGTCAGCAAACACAGGATTTTTCTTTTACTTTAAACAAGGTGGATTAGTAAGTCAAGATTTTAGTTTATCAGAGAGGATATCTAATAGAACAGTTAACGTTAACCTTGAAGGAATTAACCAAAATGATGTGTGGGTATATGAAGTTACTAATACCAACACACTAACAGAATGGGATAAAGTAGATAGTATCTACGGCGTAGGTGCAACTCCAATCACAGATGAGCAACAACGAACAGTATATTCAGTAACTGCAGGTTATAACGATCAGATTGAACTTAGATTTGGAGACGGTGTCTTTGCTAAAGTACCAGTAGGAACATTTAGAACATATGTCCGACAATCAAACGGGCTTGATTATATAATTAATCCTAATGAATTACAAAATATTACAATATCAATACCTTACATTAGCCGTAACGGTCGTAACGAAACAGCAAGTTTTGTATTAGGATTACAACAACCAGTAACAAACGCTAAACAAAGAGACTCAATTGACGATATAAAAACAAGAGCACCAGCAAGATTTTATACACAGAATAGAATGGTTAACGGTGAAGACTATAATAATTTCCCATATACACAGTTTACAAGCATATTAAAGTCTAAGGCACTTGGGCGTTCTAGTATTGGCATCAATAGACAAATTGATTTATTAGATCCAACTGGAAAATATTCTTCAACTAATGCTTTTGCTAGTGATGGTATGTTCTATAGAGATTATACTGCTCCTAACTTTACATTTACTTTTGTTGATACCAATGACATTGCGTCAGTAATTAATAACCAACTTGAATCAACACTTGCTTCTAGACCAATGGTGCATTTTTATAACGATAAATTTAATAGACCAAGTTATGCAGATACAGATATTGTTTGGCAACAAAGTACAACCTCAACTAATTCAAGTTCTGGGTACTTTAAAAATTCTTTAGGTAATCCTGTAGCAGTTGGACCAATCAGTACTAGTAATACTGAATATATTGACCAAGGTGGACTAGTTAAACTAGTACCACCAAGTGGATATTTCTTTGATGCTAACAATAGATTAAAAGTAGGCACGCCAAGTGGTGCTGATGAAACATTAGTAATTTGGGCAACTGTTTCTAGTTTAACACTTGACGGCACAAACTTTGGTGATGGCAATCTTGAAGATGGTAGTGGTCCAGTTGTAATGAACGACTTTATTCCAACAGGTGCTATTCCAACTGAGGTTATTCCAAAATTTGTAACAGACATACCGTCAGCTACTGAAAAGTTAATGATTGAACAAATTGAATTATTTAGAGACTTCGGTCTTGGATACGATAATACAACAGGGTCATGGTACATTATATCAACTGACAATTTAGATCAAGATGCTGAGTTTTCAACTGACTATGCTCAATCTACAACTAGATTAAAGCAAGATGCTAGTTGGTTAGTGCAGTTTACAACAGACGGAACAACATACACAGTCAAGTATAGAACTTTAAATTATTATTTTGCTTCAGTAACTGAAAATAGATTTATATATGATTCTAACGATTCAATATACGATCCTAAAACAGGACGAACAGTCAACGACTTTGTGAACATACTTAAAACAAATAGTCAACCAGACAGTAATACAGCGTTAGCAGGCGATATAAGGTTAGATATTATTGGACAAGAAACAGAAACTGATGGCTTTGTAGATAATTTTAAAGTGTTAGTAAGTTATGCGGACTCAGACAGTGATGGCATTGCTGATAACCCAGATGTGTTTAAAGAAGTTGTAGCTCCAGACACTAATGCTACTACCAAGCTTACTTTCTTACAACGAACTACTGATTTTGATAATTTAGAAAGATATATTCCAATAGCAACAGGAACAGTTAATGCGTTGTACGCAACATTGTCGGCTATTGAATTAATAAAAACAGAATTCTTAGATGGGCAAATATTTTATGCAACAACAGACAAAAAGTTCTACAAACTAACAGTTGTTGGCACAACATATACTCTAGCTGAAAACACAGACTATCGAGTTAATACTGGAAGACAGGATTTATACTTCCAATACAAACATAACTCAAGTAACAGCAAGAGAATAGATCCGGCGATTACAAATATTATAGATCTATATCTAGTAACTAGTTCATATTATACACAATATCAAAATTGGGTTAAGGATTCGACTGCAACAGTAACTAAACCAATTGCACCAACAATTGACGACCTATCAATTGCTTATGCAACATTACAAGATTATAAAATGATTAGTGATAATGTAATTTTAAATTCAGTAACATTTAAACCGTTGTTTGGTAGTAAAGCTTCAACAGAGTTACAGGGCGATATTAAAGTAATTAAGTATGCAAACTCAGTTGTGTCAACTAGTGAAATTAAATCACGTGTTGTTGAAGCACTCAATGAATACTTTACTATTGACAAATGGGATTTTGGAGATACATTTTACTTTAGTGAACTATCAGCGTACTTACACATAGAACTAGGCGATATAGTAAGCTCAGTGGTACTAGTACCAAAAGATCCAACAAAGAGCTTTGGCGACTTGTATGAAATAAGATCAGCACCGAACGAAATTTTTGTAAACTCGGCAACAGTAGAGAATATTGTAGTCATTGATGCACTAACATCTAGTGCTTTAAGAACAGCTTCTAATAGCGGGATCATTTAATGGTAACCAGAACACGTACAGTTGATTTACTACCTGAAATATTCAGAACAGAGACCAATAAGAAGTTTCTAGCTTCTACGCTGGATCAAATGATTCAACCTAGTAAACTTCAACAAGTTGAAGGATATATAGGCAAGCGTAATGGTCCTGGAGTTACTACTACAGAC